GCCGGTGTGAACTTCATGCCATACTTCGCCAAAGCGGCTTGGTAGGTTGTGAAGTTGAACTCGTGGCGCACGTTCGGGTGCACAGCAACGACAACGTCGTCACCGTACGTCACAGGTCGAACATACTCGCGGAATTCAACGACCTTGCGACCGGTGGCCTGCGTAAAACCGAAACGGAGGTAAACGCTGCCACAGATGGAGTTGATGATCACGGTGAGCAAGTGCCCACTGGGGTTGTTGCGCAAGAACGAAACCAAGTCCCGTTGAAGTTGACGAAGGCAAAGGCGATATCATACGCAATGCCCCGCATGATGCGAACATCTTCTTCAGTGATCTCTGCGCAATGCTTCTGCTGGAACTGGATAATTCCGTCAAAGATGCACATGATCACAAATGCCATCATTTCCTTATCGTACTTCGAGTAATCACCGTCGAAAAGGTGTTCACTGAAGTCGAAGAGGTACTTAGCGATATCATCCCAGTCCTGCGAGTGCGCGTTTGTGCCAATGGCACACTCAAAGTCCAGGCGATTGCGCTGCATCACTCGGATGAACGACAAGAAGTACTTGCGTCCAAGGATGAGGTGCGCTACGTTCTGGCCCATGAAGACACGCGTGTTCTTCTCAGCGACCTTTTTGAACTCGCGTGGTTCATCTTTGAGAGCACCCATGAAGACGAAGTTGTTACGCTTCCCCTCACGGTATGTTTGCTCGGAGCGGTCAAGAAGTTTGCGGAGTTCTTCCTTTGGAACCCACTTCTTGAAACCTTGCTCATTGCTCTCGAAGAAGTGCTCCTTCATCTTGTTGAATGGGAAACCAGCAGACGTGGACATGTCGATGCGATCAACACCACGAACACCTTCTTCACCATTGATGGCGACTTCTTCCGACACCTTCTGCAACAAATGAAGCTCTTTACAACGCAGAGCCACACAGTCGAAGTAGTCGTCGACGCTTTCCTTGATTTCGTGATACGGGAGGTTGAACTCCTTTTTTGACATCGGAAGGGCAGCGAGACGCCATGGTCCCCACCCCTTGAGCACAGGTGCGGTGTGCGTTTCCTTGAATCCCTCGTGGTCAATCAAGTACTGCGCAATAATCGTGCGAGCAACGTTGGACTTAGGACTCGAGTGATGACCTTTGAGTGAACCGTACTCCGAAACACACCCCTTCTCGATGAAGTTGAACACCGAAGAGTTGTGCAAGCCTTGAAGCTCGTACTGGCGAATGCTACACCCCAGTTCCGGAGTGCCAACGTCGATTGGCTGCTTCGTTTCGAAAAATTTCCGCAGCGTCTCAACGGTGACGCGTGTGCTAATCGCGCTGTTGCCATTCCCCATGACATGAAAGCCAAGGACTGCCATCCCGATCGTTGTTTCGGCAACCAAAGGGCTACCACAAAGACCGACAAACGTCTCTTCTTCTGTGCGTGACTCAAACGCCGGGAACGGTTTACCGGCATCCACACCGAGGTGGGACGCCATGTGGCAACGTACGTTCTTAACGGGTAAGAGCGCAGTACCGTTCATGTTCTTGTACGAGTAGAAACCATGCGTGTTTGCTTGGTACGTCTTCGCAGCGAACAACTCGACAATGTTCTTCCGTGGGGGAATGTGCGGAATGAACACGATAGCTACATCCTGCTCAAGGAATGTGACCATCGAAACGTTCATCTTGACGTTCTCGAGGTTTTCATCGACCCCTTCCATTTTGGCGGTACGGAAGATATCAAGCGAGAACTCGCCAGATTTGGGCAGATTGTGCGCGTTCATGAGGTAGTAACGGTCCGCAACACAGAGAGCTTCACACCGCACACTCTTAATGTCGGTTTTGACGACGAGGTGGAGCATGTTGTTGATCAGCATCTCGTGGAACTTCTCACGTGTATACTGGCGCATGTTGTACGATTTTTATAGGAGTCTGTTGACGCATTATTGTGAAAACGTCCAATAGCATGCGTTGACTTAACGCCTAATGCTTGCTCAAGAGGAACAATGAATGTTTG